AAAATATACTTTTGAGAACAACGAAAGAAACAGAAACAGTTTGTCTCTTAAAATATCGCTAATGTGGACTTTAGAGCAAGAAAAAATTGAAAAAGTAAAAGTCTTAAATGACCAAAAAATGGTTGAATTTATTGAGTTGAATAGAGCTGGATTAAAAGTTTTGGCTAAAAAGATTCAGGATATTTTAGAAATTGCTGACATGGCAGAGCAAATGGCAGTAGTTGGAATCAGCAGATACACTATTGAACAAATGTTAGAACTTAATGTAAGTGATTTTTTTCAAAATTAATCAAGAGGGAGAAATTATGGAATTAGAAAAAGATAAGCTATATATCAGTTTCCACAAACCTAAACATCTTATAGGACATTTAGTAGCGTTGTGGACATTTGGAAGATATTCACACGCCGAATTTATTTACAATGGTCAAATTTTTTTATCTAATCCTGGAGGAGTTAGAACAAGGAAATTTGAGTTTCAAAAGAATATGGATATTTATGAGTTAGACAGTAATGTTGATGCGAAAGATATTATTGAATTTTTTAAAACAGCACAAGGCAAAGGATACGACTATCTAGGAATTTTAGGACAGTTTTTTTATGCTAATAAGGTACAAGATGACGATAGATATTTTTGCAGTGAGTTTTGTTTAAATGCAATAGATTATGCTTTACAGTTCACTTTGACATATAAATTGAAATCGTTAAAGGACAGGGTTGGCTATCAGTTCAATCCGTCGAAATTATTTAGGTATTTAAAAAATATGGAATTAATAAAAGAAAAGGAAGTGGCATAGATGAATTTTGGGAAAGCGTTTGAAGAAGTAAAAAAAGGAAAAGCAATGAGATTGCCGCAATGGAGCAAGGATGTAATGATAAAAGCACAATTTCCTGATGAAAACAGTAAAATGACAGCTCCATATCTATATGTGGAATCCAGATACGGTAGAGTGCCTTGGAAAGAAACTATGATTGAATTATTTAGTGAAGAATGGGAAGTGATTTAAATGGACAGATTTGAGAAAATATTTGATTATCTGATTAAGGTAGAAGGGGGATATTCAAATGATAAAAATGATAAAGGTGGAAAAACTAAGTACGGAATTATAGAGGAAGAAGCAAGAGACTTTGGATATAAGGGAGATATGCAAGATTTAACAATAGATTTTGCAAAAAATATATATCTAAAAAAATATTACTTAGGAAACATGCTGGATAAAGTTGCAAATGATAAAGTGGCACTATCTATATGCGACTGCACTGTAAATAGTGGCAAAAACGGAATAAAAAATGCACAAATTGCTATAAATCAACTTACTAATGCAAATCTTGATGTAGACGGAATAATTGGAAACAAAACATTGGAAGCATTGAATGTAGCAGATCCTGAAAAATTTTTGGAAGTTTATCATAACTTGCAGAGAATTTATTACAGAAGCAAGGTTGAAAGTGACAAAACTCAAAAAGAATTTTTGGCAGGTTGGCTAAATAGAGTTCAAAGAAAGGAGGAATATTTCAAAGATTGGGACAAGGAAAATACAACAACAGAGAATAAAACATATTCTTTCAGCCAAGAAAGTTTGGATAAAATGAAAAAAGTACATCCAAAGTTAGTCGAAGTTATAAAAGCTGCAATCGTGGGTAGTCCTTTTGATTTTAGAATAACAGCAGGAGCAAGAACGGCTGAAGAACAGTTTGCTTTGTATCAAATCGGAAGAAGTAAGCCAGGAAGAATTGTAACAAATTGTGATGGGAAAAGAGCGAAATCAAACCATCAAATAAAATCTGATGGATTTGGGCATGCTGTTGACATTTTCCCTTGCGGAGTTATCGAAAATGGTGTGTATAGAAAATTCACATCCGCTGAAGGATATGATGATAAAAAATTAAAATTAATAGCAGATCATATCTTGGCAGTAGCAAAAAGTAAAAAAATTAATATTGAATGGGGTGGAAACTGGAAAATGCACGATACACCACATTTTGAACTAAAGTAATGCGAAAACGGCTCTGATACGAGCTGAAATTAAACGTTAAAAATAATTTTAGTATAAAAGGTTGGCTAAACAAGGTAAAATTGATTGCAGGGCTTGTTAGCTAGCTTAAAATTGATATTGATAAAATAAAGAGTTAGGACAATGACAATTGAATAATGACTGTGATATATAAGATTTTTTCGGATTTATACGATTTTTTGTTGCACTTTTGCTACTTTTAAGATATAATTTAGTTGTCAAATGATAACAAGAGGAGGGTGGCAATATGGAAAAAATAATAAATGTTGCTCAATATATTTTTAATGAATATAAAAGAGTGACAGGAGAAGTTATTGATGAAATGAAATTACAGAAGTTGCTATATTTTTCCCAAAGGGAAACGATTGCTATTTTAAATGAACCTCTTTTTAATGAGGCGTTTGAAGGCTGGAAGTATGGACCTGTATCAAGAGAGGTACGAACTTCTTACACAACAGATGGAATAAACTATGAAACAGAAGACATAAAAAGTGAAAGTAAATACATAATAAACAATGTAATTCAAGAATACGGAGCATTAGCATCGTGGAAGTTAAGTGCATTAACACATAAGGAAATTTCTTGGCTCAATTCTCGAAAAGGGCTTAAAAAAGAAGAAAACGGAATGATTAAAATTCAAACTGAAGATATAAGAGAAGATGCAAAGAAAGTAAGACCTTATGACTATGTGTGGGATATGTACTATGATGAATTTGACGATTATGAATCGGTGGTTTGATGGTAGGAAAAATAGTCAGATGTTTAACTCAATATTACGATACAAGATTACATAGAAATTCAATAAAATCAAGACCTGCTTTAGTATTAAGAAGTCCTGAAAATGATGATTATGTAGTTCTTCCTATTTCAACTATTCCAAACAGAATAAATGTAAATCCAGTATATGATATAGAAATAGATCCGTCAAAATTTCCTAAAATAAACTTGACTAGATTATCGTATATTAGGACACATAGAATGGTTTCGATACCAATGCAGCAGATAGATACAAGTGTTATAATAGGAGATTTGAAATCAGATTATGAAGAACTATTTTTAGAAATAGCGGAAAAAGTAGAGCAATTTCATAATGAAGTCATGGAAGGCTTGTTAGAATAACAATTTAAAGATATAAATCACAGTTATTAATTTAGCTGTGATTTTTTTATGGAGGAAAAATGGATGAAAATGTATTGGAAAGAATAAAGGCAAGGCTTTTAAGCGGAATAAAAGTAAATGATAGCGATTTTAATTTTATGAAGTTAAACGCTAATTTATTTAAAGGCATTAAATTTATTAAGAAAAGGAAGGCTAAAAAGAAATGTCTAAAAGAATGTCGAGAGAAAACCAAAAATTGATATATTGGTTCATAGACTGCTACGCTTACAAGCTGAAAGGTGTAGACATAAATTGGCAGACTAGCAAGCAAAAGCCTGCCATTTCCGACTATTTTTTATACAAGGCAAAGGAGGACTTGAAAAAACTTTACATTAAGCACAGCGGCAAGAATATAAAGGGATATGAGCCTTTTAAAAACATGGAAATCAAGCTGAAAGACAGAATTGGAGATATAATTGACAAGAATTATACGAAAGAAAGCAAAATTAATATAATCACGAACGATTTAATGGATTTTGTAACTGATGAGATTCAAATGTTGTTTATCAAGCTGAACGATACTTTTAGCTTGGCACTTAAATTAATGAGCAATGCCGAAGCTGTGGCATTTACTAATTTCCTGTTTGACTATTTTTTGCAGAATGATATAGCAATGTGGGAAGAAATGCAAACACTATATAAACAGCAGAATGAGGAAAAATATATTTATGCAAAATTAAAGTATAAACGTTGTGCAATATGCAATAGAACTCCAGTTGACTTTGAACATTGGCAGTCGGCTGGAAGTTTGGGAGGTTATGCGAATGATAGAGGACAGGGAAGGTATATTTCGCTTTGTAGGCAACATCATACCGAAAAGCACGATATTGGAGCGGAAGCATTTGAAAGAAAGTATGATGTGAGGGGTATTTATTTGGATGATGAACAGATAAAGGAGTTGAAAAAGATTTACAAAAATCATTTTAAGGCATACAAAATATAAAAAAAAGGAGCAATCACTCCTTTATATGCTGTAATGTCTCTAAATGTACTGCCCTCCCTTTTCGAGAGACTAGAGGGCAACTAAAAACAAAGTGAGAAATAATCTTTTTCACTTTAGATCACTCCCCTCTAACTCAAAAATGAGTTTAATTAATTGTAACATAATTTTTAGGTAGTGTAAAGAAAAACAAGAAATAGAAAGGAAGTAGAATGAACGAAAAAGATATAGACAGAATAGCAGACAAAATAATAGAAAGAATGAAAAATGATAAAGAAATAAAAACAGAGAAACAGCTGACACCATTTCAAAAGACAGAAAAGCTGTTATCAGAGTTATCTTTATTGAAAGGTGCTATTGATTCTAAAAATATGCTTATAGAGGATTTGAAGAAAGAGGGTATATCAATTCAGAAAAAAGAGACAGGTGTTAATGTACAGTCTAGCAAAGTATATTTATCAGAATTAGAAAAAGTAGAAAATAGGATTGAAAATTTACAGGAAGAAATTACAAGGATAGAAAACGTTGTTAATATGGTTGAAAGAGCATTAGGTACAATTAGGAATAATAAATATTACGATATAATAGAAATGAAGTATTTTGATGATTTAACATTTGAGCATATATCTGAAAAATTAGATATAAGCGTTATAACTGCAAAGAGATATAAAAATAAAATGATTAGACAGTTGCAACTAGTTATATTTTCAGATGATGTAATAAAAAATATATTAAATTGAAAAATGATACTTTTTTGATATTGTATATAATTTTTAATATGTTATAATATGTTAAGATGAAAGAGTATGAGTTGAGTACTTGTCATTGAATCCTTGATTTTATATAAGCATAAGGCAGTTTAAAGACTGTCTTTTTTTGTTACAAAAAGGAGGTGGTAGCATTGAAATTAAATGCAAGGCAGAAGTCTTTTTGTGAGTTTTATGTAGCTAGTGGAAATGCTACTGAATCCGCAATAAAGGCTGGGTATAAAGAAAAGTATGCAGGAGTAAATGCTGATAAATTACTAAAAAATACTAATATTTCTAAATATATAAAAAAGATAATGGAAGAACATGCAAATAATAGAATAGCTAAAGCTGAAGAGATACTGGAGTTCTTAACTGCAACTCTAAGAGGAGAAGTAACTGAAGAAGTAGTAGTGGGAGGATTTGGGAAATCAGCAACAGAAAAAATAATTAAAAATGTAGATTTAAGAGATAGGTTAAAAGCAGCGGAACTACTTGGTAAACGATATAGACTGTTTACAGATAAAGTTGAAGTTGAAGGAGTTGTGCCTGTTATGATTGTAGGTGAGAGCGAACTTGAAGAGTAGAAAAGTAAGGCTTCCAGAGTTGGTTGGGAAAGGATACAGAGATTTTTGGAATTTCAAGGGAAGGTACAAGGTCGTAAAAGGATCAAGAGCAAGTAAGAAAAGTAAGACAACGGCATTATGGATAGTATACAATATGATGAAATATAGGAATGCAAATACTCTTGTTGTACGTAAGGTATACAGGACTTTGAAAGACAGTTGCTATTCAGATTTAAAATGGGCAATACATAGATTACAGGTTCAAGACTATTGGGAGTTAAAAGAAAGTCCACTTGAAATAACATATAAACCTACTGGACAAAAGATTTTATTTAGAGGTTTCGATGATCCGTTGAAAATTACATCTATTTCAGTTTCAGTTGGACAATTATGTTTTTGTTGGGTAGAGGAAGCATATGAGTTGACAGATGAAGTAGCGTTTAATATGCTAGATGAAAGTATAAGAGGTATAGTTGAAGAACCATTATTTAAACAAATAATTATTAGCTTCAATCCTTGGAATGAGAGACACTGGCTTAAAGCTAGATTTTTTGATAGAAAAGATAAAAATATTTTAGCTCTTACAACTAATTACCTGTGTAATGAATGGCTTGACGAATCTGATAAAAAGCTATTTGAAGATATGAAAAAGAATAATCCTAGGCGGTATCAGGTGGCAGGGCTTGGCAACTGGGGGATTGTTGAAGGTCTTGTTTATGAGAATTGGAGAGAGTTGGAATTTGATTGGAGAGAAATTTTAAATAAAAGGCAAAAAGCAAAAGCAGTATTTGGATTAGATTTTGGGTATACGAATGACCCTGCTGCTTTTTTTTGTGGAATAATGGACCAGGAACAAAAAGAAATTTATGTTTTTGATGAAATATATCAAAAACGGATGCAAAATACGGTTATTTACAGAAGCATAGAAAAACTCGGGTTCAGGAAAGAAATAATAACTGCCGACAGTGAGGAACCAAAGAGTATAGAACATTTAAGAAGTTTGGGTTTGACAAGGATAAAAGCATCTAAAAAAGGGAAAGATAGTATAAATGCTGGAATACAATTTATTCAGGATTTTAAAATTTTTATTCATCCAAGATGTGTAAATTTTTTAACAGAGATATCTAATTATGCTTGGGATAAAGATAAATTTGGAAAAGCAGTAAATAAACCGATAGATGACTTTAATCATTTAATGGATGCCATGAGATATGCACTTGAGGATTATATGAGAAATAATCGGATGAAGACAATTAATAAAAATATATTGGGGGTGAGATGATGGAATTAAAAACATTGGAGAAAGCATTGTGGGATTTTTTAGTAAATGATTTAGCGAGGCTACAAAAACTGGAAGATTATTATGTCGGTAGACATAAAATATTGAAAAAACCCAACAGGTTGAAGGAGAAACCAGATAGTAAACTTATCCACAATTTTCCAGGATATATAACTACGATAGCAACAGCTTATTTTATTGGGAAAAATATTAATTATAAGTTATTGGAAGATAATTTAGCTAGTGAGTACGAGATGGTTGGAAAATATTTAGCAACAGAGGAAGAGCAGCAGTGTAATTATGAGCATGCTGAAAATTGTTCAATTTTTGGGCGGTCGTATGAGTTGTGGTATAGAAATATAGATAATACGATAAATTTTAAAACACTGGATCCTCGAGATGTTTTTGTCATTAGAGATAATACGATAGATAAAAATATAAAATATGCGATTCGGTGGAATAAAGAAAAAAACGAAAACAATGAGTATGATTATATATTGGAGATTTACGATAACAAAACTATAACTGTTAATACATTTACTTCTGTTATGGATTTTGAAGGGATTATACTAACTCCACACGGGCAAGGCGAAACTAGATTACATGGATTTAACAAAGTACCAATTATTGAATTTGCGAACAATAAAAGGAAACTTGGGGATTTTGAAAAAGTAATAACACTGATTGATGGATATAATGAAGCGGTATCAACTTCATTAGACGATATGAAGGATTTTACAGACGCAATCCTAGTATTGACAAATATGCAAGGAACTGATGAAGAAGATATAGAGAGTTTGAAGAAAAACAAAGTGATGTTATTAGGAGAAAATGGAGAAGCCAACTGGCTAATAAAAAATGTAAACGATACATATTCTCAAAATAATAAAAATAGACTGAACCAGGATATTCATAAATTTTCTTTTATCCCTGATATGCAAGACGAAAATTTTGCTGGAAATAGTTCAGGTGTAGCATTAGGTTACAAACTACTAGCACTTGAACAATTAACTGCACAAAAAGAAATGTACTTTAAAAAAGCATTAAACGAAAGGCTAGAGTTAATTTTTGATTATTTTGGATTATCATTGAAACCGTTAGATATTCAAAAAATATTCACAAGAAATACTCCTGAAAATTTGGTTGAACTTTCAACTGTAATAACAAATTTACAAAATGTTGTGTCGCAAGAAAGTTTAATTTCCTTACTACCTTTTATTGAAGATACTGAAGCAGAAATGAAAAAGATTGAAAAAGAAAATCAAATTGAACAACCGTTGGAATATAAGGGATTAAAAAATGAACAGGAAAAAATAGATGAAAAACAAGAATAAAGAATATTGGGAAAAAAGGCAACTTGCACGAGAAGAGCTATCATTTAACAAAGGTACAGAAGCATACAAAGAATATGTAAAAATACTTAGTGAGAGTAAAAAAGAAATAGAGAATAAAATAGCCCAATTATACGCTAAATATCAGCAAGAAGTAACAAAACTGGGTATCGACAAGATTCAAGCGAATAAACTACTTCGTGGTATTGAGTATAAAGAATGGCGATACGATATAGGAAAATATGTAGAGGAAATTGAGAAGTTAAAAAAAAGTAATCCTGTTGAGTTCAGGAAAATGTCAGTTGAACTTGAAACATTGGCATATAGAAGCCGTATCAGTCGACTGGACAGTTTAAAAGCAGGTGTTGACTATGAACTTATACAGGCAGGGGAGAAAATAAAAGGCAAAGTGACGGATACATTGACTGATGTTTACGAAAATACCTATACATCATTTGTTGAGGATTTGAATTTTAAAAAAGGTGTAATTAGTAGTAGTACAATAAAAATGGCACTGGAACAAGAATGGAGTGGGGCTAATTATTCAAGTAGAATATGGAGTAACATTGATAATTTAGCGAAAGCGATAAAGAATGAAGTGGTTGTTGGGCTGAATAAAGGTATTAACTATAGAACTATGTCGCAAAATATAGCTAAGAAGTTTGATACAAGTTATAAAAATGCTGAAAGGCTAGTGAGAACTGAAACTGCCCATATACAAAACCAAGCAACGCTTATGGGATATAAAGATTCTGGAGTTGTTAAGTATGAGTTTTTAGCGGTATTGGATAGTCGAACAAGTCATACTTGTGCCAGTCTTAACGGTGAAGTGTTTAAAACGGAAAATGCAATGGAAGGAGAAAATTATCCGCCAATGCATCCGAACTGTAGAAGTACAACTGTTCCTTATGAGTATTCCGATGTTTTTTCTGATGAACCTGAAAAAGAAGATTTTGAAAATAATGAAAATGAGGGTATAATTAATAATAATGGTACTGTTTTTGTTGAAGGTGGTAGATACAGAAATATAGGGAATATTAATGCAACGGAGTATAAAGATGAACCGCTGGAATTGTTGCGAAGATATGAACAAAAAATCGTTAAGAAAAGTAAAGAAAATGCGTTAGTAATAGCTAAAAATGGAGACATTTATATTTTGAAAGGAGATGAAAATTCGATACCAAGTCATAAGATGACTAAAATTAATTTTGAAGACGCTTTATATACTCACAACCACCCTAAAACTAGTAATCACGAGTGGGGATTCAGCAATGATGATTTTAGTTCATTTACTAATTTAAAATTAAAATATTTAGCAGCGATTGATGAAAAATACATTCACGAGTTATCAAAAAATATGTTTGAAATGAAAAATATACTAACAGAACAGGATAAGTTATTGGATAAAATGACTTATGAAAGATGGATAGTACTAAAACAGTATGAAAAAGCAGAAGAAAAAGGATTAAGGTATAGAAGAAATGAAATTAACAAAAGATAATGATGTGTATAAAAGTTTTAAGAAGTTAAAGGAAATGGAAGAAAAAGCTGATAATGCTGAAAATAGTAAAGAGAAAATATACTGGCGTGGAGAATATTTGAAAAAAGATAGAGAATTTTTTGAACAATTAAAGCGGTCTGAGTTTAAAAATGAGAGTGCTTTGACTGTTTTACGAAAATTGAAAGAATTATATTCGAGTGATAAAAAATCAAAAGAGTAGTTTAACGACTGCTCTTTTTATTTGTCGTACTGATGGACATTAAACA